ACTCTTTTACGGCGGTATCTCCGTCGCAATATTTACAATTCATATAACCAACCCCTAACTCAATTTAATGAGAAAATACCTTTTGCCGTCTCGTTTCTGTTTCGGCTTGTCCTCAAATCCGAACTTATTGACAATCTCCTTATAGAATGTATTACGTCCGGTCACATGATTAGCCTTAACTCCGGCTTGCTTACACCAATCGGCGAAATCGGAATATAACTTGTCAGTCGGAGTACTCAACATATACTCCTCTGTGTATTCCATTTCGTTAATCCAGGACAGCGTCGTCGAGTTGCTTGTCTTGTAAGCCTCTAACGTGTCGATAACTGACTGAGGCTGTGTAAACTTACCTCGTTTAATTAATCTCTGAGCGCCTCTTATCGCCATATTAAGAAGATACGACAACGCATTGTCTGTTGTAATCTTGTCCTCGATCAATGGGTCGTAGTCCGGATCGTCGCTTGAAAACTTAGCATTGAACGGTATAAATATCCAACGGCGATAAAATCCGTCCGTCTTATCAAACGAGCGCGGTATCGTGTTACAACTGTATATGTGAGTCGCGAACGGCTCTATAGTGTAAGGTCTCTCGCCCTTGCGCTCAACCATTAAGGCATTACCGGAAAACAGTTTCTTGAGTGTACCGGTGTCCTTGATGATTACATTATCGATATCGTCTCCGATATTAAATAACTTATATTCTAATTCCGCCGTACTGAATCGGTCTGTTACCTTTTCGAGAGGTATCGCCGAATAATTACGCGCTCCGGAAAATGTCTTTATCAAATCGAGAATCGTACTCTTACCATTGGAACCGGAGCCACATAATAAAAATGCTTTCTGATAACGACTGTGTTTGATTAAACCATAACCGAGCATTTCCTCGAATAAATCAATAACCTCTCTGTCGCCCAGGAATACACGATTAAGCATTTTATCCGTATCAGCACAATAGGCGCTCGGGTCGAATGTAACCGGTATTCTGTCGAACTCTATCGCGTCGGGTGTGAATGATAAACATTCTCCGGTCCGGATATCGAGACGAGTGTTCTTGAGATTAATGACATACGGATTAACTTTAAGGTCGTCGGCGCTCATATGTGTCTTAATTCTTATATACGATAATACCTCGTTGCGTTGGTTCTGTTTGATACTAGGATATAACTCTATCATTTTCGCCTCGATAATACGCTCGTCTCTCTGATAATAGCCGTCCTCGTAGACGAATAATTGATTGTTGACTGTTATTATCTTATATGCTGAGATTAACTCGTCTCCGAACTCATTATGTGCAAATCCGACCTTTTTCTCCGCCTGGGCGATTTGTTCCGCGATTACGTCGTCCGGCTTGAACGCCTCGTCACGACATATCGTCTCAATCTCATACTCGTCGAGCGGATCAGCGAATACATAATCATTAATAATATGTATAGTCTCTCTTATTTCCTCGCGGTTGAATCCTTTAGTCTGTAAATATACAATGTAATTAAATAACTCTTGATTACGACCGGAACCCTCGCCCATGTTCTTAAAATCGAACTTGTTACTCGGAGCGGAGATTGACGTCAACCATTTAGGCACGACCTGGAGGTCGGTTAATTTACATTTACGAATCAACTCTCGGTTATGTCCGTCTTGTTTAATCTTGACGTATGCGTTGCGCCCTCCGGCTTTTCTGTCCGAATATATACCGACGGCGAGGCGGTTCTTGATAAAGTTCTTTGGTTCGTCCTCGTTAGACTTAAACCAAACATGTATACCTCTTGTCGTTTTCATAACACGACATTTAAGGTTCAATCCCTCGATTATCTTGAGCATGATTTCCGCGTCGCTCGTCGTGTCGAAATCGAGTACGATATACCCTTTTGGAACTATACAAGCGACATTATCGAAATCCTTGACCTCGTCCCAGGTCTTAGCACCGACGCCGTCCTTAAATTCATGAGTCGGCTTTTTGCCGTCTAATATGATGTATTGCATATTAACACCTCTTAAATCTGAATACTGTTAATTAATTTGTCAAGTCTACTATAAGCCTCATTAAGCACTCTAACAGCCTCATAGAGCGACTTATCTCCGTCAGACAATGACTTTTTAATGTCGTAGTCTAAAACACCCTTAACGGCGCTCCTCAGATTGTTGTAATAGCCGATTGTCTTAAATAAAGGGTCGCCGTTTTTATCTGTCCGGTGTAAATTCTCTTTAGGAGTATAATTATAAGGGTCGACCTCAATAACATAATTGTCGTTTACTCTTATCATGCTGATACCTCCTAATCTGTTAATAACTGAGAATATGGTAAGCTCTCAATCCATTCCATAAAACCGACTTTCCACTCGTCGAGTTTGTGGTATCTACGCTGAGAATGGTATATGTTATATAACACCTCATAATTAAGAGTAATCGTTCGCTTTTGATTGTACGACTCCGGTAACAACTGAATTAATCCTCTCCAATACTTTTTATCTTTAGTCTCAAGGTATTTCTTGCGGAGTTGCTCACAATCGGCGACTACATTGAGAAAACAATCGTTTAATGTGATTTCGGTATCGTCGTCCTCGATAGTAAAATCGTCAATACTGAAATCCAATAAACAAATAGGTCTTTTTGTCAGAGTGTGCATTGTTGAGCATGAATTACTAACAGTACCTATTTTGTATGTGTCAAACTCTTTCCACCAATATAGCGGAGCGGTTATATCCACGCTAACAAAAATCTGTCTCATGAATTTTCTATGGTCTGACCCGGCTTGTATTAATGCCATCATACGAGCGAGGTCGTTCTTACCTATTATCGGAGCAACTTCTCCGCATATACTAGCGAGTTTAATTTCCTCGTCTGTCTTACAATGAGGGAACGGCAAAAACACACTATCGGAGTTGAGCCATGAGTTCATAGGGTTCCTCATTCCTCGGATCGCTCCGTCAAAATTCATGACTTTTGTTTTTTCGAATTTAATCATATTATCCCTCCCTTACTTGTAAATAGTCCCGGTTTCCGTATCTCTCAACTCAATACGTCCCACAATCTCGAATCCGGCTAAATGCGCGACATTTTGGAGCGTCTTAACAACTTTACCGGATAACCGATATCGGCTCTCTATGTTCTTAATAGCCTCGCGAGGCGTCGGGTCGTAGTAACCGGAGCCGTTGTATTTAGTATCATTTTTACGGTCGCTCATAATATCACACTCCTATAATTTTACTCGCTATCATATCCGCCATATGTGTATATAACACGTTCGGATATTTCTCTATCGCGCGTCCGTAATATTCCCACATTTTCGTATCTGTCTCATACGCTCCCATATGCCAACGGATACAAGCGATTTCCTCGTCTGTTAAACTAATATATTTTTGTAACATAATAACAGACTTGTCGCCGTGACCAGGGATTATTATATCTGAGTTATATTTATAACTAGCTGTTTCAATATCATAAACATAGTTGTCGCATTTACATATATCGTGATACATTCCTACAAAATACGGACTCGCCGGACTTTTCCATTCGAGACCTAATTTCTTAGTTAAGTCGACCAAACATTTAGCAACCTCGAGAGAATGGTCGAATAATCCACCCTCGTATGATCCGTGATATTTAGTAGACGCCGGAGCCGTAAAGAACCCTATTTTATCAAGTGTTTTATAAGGTATGTAAACTAAGTAATCATGTTCAATAAACTCACAATATTCCTCAATTCTCTGTTCTTTGGTTTTCATGTTAATCCTCCTTATTAATCAAATCCTCCACTATTGATATAAATTCTTCTATGGTATAAGGCGAATAATGTAATCCGCCCGACCTCTGTATACGAATACGGTGTATCTTTTGGTCGTCTTGTAAGTCGTTCTCTCCGACCTTGAGTTCGAACGCCACGAACCGACCTCTTACACAGACAGTAAGGTCGGGAGACCCCTTGCCTCCCCACCCATGTCCGAATTGATTAATATAATAAATCTTTTTAGATTTAAGATAATCAATCGCTTTCGCCTGGAGGTCTGCCTCCGGCTTAGTCATTGAGGAAGTCGTCAAGGTCGTCGACGTCCTCGTCTACCGGTACGAACTCGTCCTCTTTAGAATCTGAATCGAATCCAACCGCTACCGCGTAATCGTTAAGTCTTACGCTAGTTCCTTTTTTAGTCTCGCCGTCCTTATCGTACTCATATGACTCATGTTTGACAGTAGCCGTGATATAGCAACCGACAATGTCCTGGGTGTCAATCTCCTCGACTGAGAAGTTATTAAGACAAGTCTTAGCGAAATACGACCACGCTTTTAATGCTCCCTCGTTAATCTCGCCGTCATTTTTTCTTAATCCGAATCTCTCGGAATGAGTCTGTCCGGACTTAGTCTGTAATTTAACCTCAATCTTACCGAAATCCTCGTATTTGCTGTCGTCGACGCTTGTTACCTTAAATGTAGTAAGTCCCTCCGGAATTAATGTAAATCCTCCGCTTGATAATTTTATAACTGCCATTTCGTTATCCTCCTAAATAATTTTTTGATTTTATATTTGAGTGAGATAGTCTCTAATTCTTTGACTATATCCATATACTCTGCGACGATATGGTTATATCTAGCGTGATAACTAAATCCGTCCGATCGTCTGAGTGTGAATATGTGCGAGCGAATTATCCTCAATCGCGTCTCTAACTCTTTGATTCTTTGTTTTCTCATACTTCTCTCCAATGCTTAGCGAAATAACTTTTATTTCCTATACGTTTGTTAACTCTGCAATAGCCTTTTTTCTTCATACGACTATGTGCTACGTTTCGTCTTAAACTTCTTAAAGCGTTCATATTTACACCTCCTTAATTTTCAAATGCTATTTTGTACGCGTGACGTATTTCGTCGTCGGACATTGTATATTTGCCGTATAATTTTGTTCGAAAGTGAGCGTTATTACCACAACGACACGACTCTAATTTACACCCCTCACAATTACACAAATAACCGGCGTACTCGTCACAATATTCGTCTAATTTGTCTCTCATGAGTTCGACCGAGATTTCCTCCTCGTCCGGTTTGTCAATCCATTTCTTAAAGACCTCGTTATAATTTCCCTTGTTACCGAGTAACTTTTTAGACAAACATAACGCGAGACCTAATTTCTTATCATACTTGTCTCCAGGCTGACACTTGACAACGGTCTTTGTATTGTCGCCCCATATGACAATAGTCGCCGGGTCGTTAAATATGACTTTTTTGATTGTTGAGTCTTTTTTATTAGATCCAACTAAACCATGTTCTAACATTAAATAACCCTCGATTTTATTTCCGATATAACCCGGACTAAAATCAATACTCTCGATTCTTAGAGGTAGTCTTTTACCGTCGCTCCCTATAAAATAAGTGTCTCCTCTTAAAAAATCATACATATTTACACCTCCTCAATTAATTTTTTGGTTAATACATATTTGACTGTTTCTTTGGTTTTATACTTGTCGTACACTCCAGGATTATCCGCTTCAAATGCTTTTTGATTAAATGTCTTTGACACGTCTCGTCTTACATTCCAGGTATACGCCGAACCCTTGACCTCGACATTTTTGTCGCCATCTCTGAATTTCTCAATCATTGACTTTTTGACAATGTCGTTGATTTCTTTGAGTCGCTTTTCTTTGTCCTCAATTTTCGCTTTAGCCTTGTCAATTTGAGTCTGTAACTTGTCGCCCTCTTTCATCAACTTGACAATATCAGCGTCCTCGACCTCTGTTACATTCTTACGGAGCACCTTGAGGATTTCCGCGTCTTTCTTCTCGTCAAACTCCGGAGAGATACCGGTCTCGACATGATTTTTCCAAAACTCTAACGCCGGTTTAACATATGTCTCCTCGAATGTTGGGAACGCCTCCGATACTTTGAACTCGTATATTTTTGTATTCTTATATGACGGCTCAAATAATTCCGGATTAGCGTAATCCTTATCCTCAAGGAATGACGCTGTCATTACCACATTGTCAAATCCGAGTAAGTAAGCATATAAGCAAGCCTGGAGTTTGTAATAAATAGGTACGTCGAGCGCCCAATCCTCCGCGCGTTTTGTGGTCTTAATCTCAACGACGAAATCGTCTCCGATTGAATCCCACATGCCTCCTAAACACTCATGATCCGGGAAAAAGTCGCCCCAGGTCTTACGGAAATAATCCTCTCCGTATACGTCCGTCGGGTCTTTAATATCCATAAACATAACGTCTCTCAGATAACTGATGACTTTTTTTTCAATTACTTTTCCGGCTTTTGTATAAATAGTGTCCTCGAATGGTTTCTCATATGTTCGAGTAATCTCACACCACGCCTCGAACGGCGACGCCCAGGCGTTTAATCCCATGACAGTAGCGAATCTCGTTCCGGTCATTTTTTTAGGTTTCTTAGGTGGGTCCACTTTGACCCTATTGTCTTTTAAAAATTCCATATTGCCTCCTATCTGTGCGAAATTTCGCACATTATTATAAAAAATTATTTTGATAACTGCTGATATTCGCTTAACAATTTCTCAAGTTCCGAATCTTCTTTTGCTAACATAGTATAGACAGCAATATCTTGTAATTCCTTTACACGACTATCCATTCTCTTTTTTAATTTCTGAATTTGCTCGCGTTTTGATTTTCTTTCCTCGTAAGCTTTAGTATCAACTACACTTACGACCTCTTTTAACTTAGACGCGTTTATTGTTGTCGTTACGTCAATATCATTTATGACACCTAATGCAAATCCGTATTTAGTATCAACCACAACATACTGACCGAGTTCAACCTTGTCGAAACATTCAAAACAGTATTTTGTGTTATTACCTTTAAACATTACATTTACTAACATTTTTTTCTACCTCCTATTTGCGAAATTTCGCACACTCAAACAAAAAATATATTACTCTGCTACTTTCTTACCGATTTCGATAAGAATGTTCTCAGCCTCAGCCTTATCGAGTCCTGCTTTTATTTTCTTCGCGATTTCCATGATATAAGGCTCGCTCTCCTCGTCCTTTTCTCTTAACTTTTTGAGTGCGTTCTTGATTGACTTAATCTGTACGTCTGTCGCTTTTCCGCCCTCGTCAATAAGTTCCTTTTTGACTTCTTCTCTCTTTTCCGGTGTAGCCGGTTTATTGGTTTTCTTTGGTGTCTCACTCTTACCGGTCTCCGGATCCGGTTTTCCCTGGGTCGCGTCGAACGCGTCAGCCTCAACAATATCAAGACAAGTCATATATAAGTATCTACGCTGATACGTCTCAACTCCTCCGAGCGCCTGGACCGCGTTCATACCTTTAACCTCGAGGTCTCTCATTGGAGAAGTGAACTCGATAGTCTCCTCCGGCTTGTCTACATTTACGAGCGTTCCTTTTGCGACCTCGTTGTCGAATGAAATCAAGAATACTAATCCGCAA